TAAGCAGAGATATAAAATGAAAAAGCCGGGTTGCCCCGGCTTTTTTATTTGGTCAAACTTGTCAAATTTCGCAATTTGCCAAGTAGGCGTTTTGAGTTCTACTTGCCAGGGCGGGGAATTAGGATTGACATTGGCGTACCCTGGCCGCGCTGCCACTGGTCATAGCCGCGTTCAGCATTTCGGGCGAGTTTTGAGGCGGGGACACGGGCTATAAAAGATGCAATATCCGCAGCGCCATAGACAAGGGCCTTGGCCTGATCTCCATTTTTCACACCCTGCCACATGGCGCGGCCGGAACGATTGGTGACGGCCTGGCCCAACTGGAACGGCATATCAAGGGCCGTGCGCAAGCCGCTGACACGCTGACCGCCTTCATTAAAGCCCATAAGCCCCATGAGGGCATCGCCCGCAGCCTGCCCGAAAATGGGAAAGCGCATGCCAGCAAAATCAACCATGCTGGCGGTAAGTAGTTCTGCCACGTCTTTTTTATCGTCCTTATCACTGCCGACATAGCCGCGCACCAAAGCCAGAAACATGAACATGCTCACGGCTGGCAATATGGTGTCGTACATTTCAAATCTGGCCAGACGGCCAAGGCTGACCTTGCCCTTGCTGCGGGCGGTATACATATACTTGTGGCGTGCGGCAAAAAGCGTGATTGCAGAACTGAAATTGTTGACTAGCCTGTAAGAATTTTGTGCGCGTAAAAAGCCGCTGCGGCTGCTGGGGTCATAGTCCGGGTTGCTTTGCTTGACCATGCTGTCTGCAAAGTCCACGGCCTGCTGATGGAATTCACTGTCAGTGTTGACGCCGTATTTTACGGCGCTGTCCTGAAGCTGGGCCAGCTTTTTGCTGTAAGCGCCCATCCACACGGCGGCGGTGGCGGCGGCGTCAACCGCCACAATGGGCAGCATGCCCGCGTTGACCATATCTTCCCAACTGATTTCCTTGCCGCCGATGCTGACAGACGCAGGGCGTTTGCTGGGATTGAAATTGGCAATATTGCGTTGCAAATCCTGATCAATATTGTTCAAGCGGCTTTTCATGTAGGGCGAAACATCCCATATTTGCCGCAGTGCGCCCATGCCGTGGCGGGCCATATGAGCCATGCCACGCAGAACATACCTTGAGCCAAGGTCGCCCATGGCCGGATAGACGGCGGTAAACTGCAAGGCAGCTACCTTGAGGTTCCAGGCGAGACCCCAGGGTACAAGATATTTACGTATCGTGTTTGCTCTTGAAACAAGCCAGTCGCTTTTGGGCGCTGGTTCCTGCCGTACAAGGCCGCGCAGGTTGGGGCGTATGGCATCATAATCTTTTTTGCCAAAGGCGGCTGTGTATGCAGCGCGGAATGCCGGGTGTTGGGTTACCTTGTCTGCATGGCGGGTGATTTCGCCCAATTCGATAAAGCGCACCGCGTCATTGATATGTTCCATAATTATGCCGGTATCAAAGCGCAGGGGGTGTCCTACGGCTTTTTCGGCCCGGGCTTGGGTATGGCCGCGCTTGGCGGTAGGCACGGCAAACATTGATTCGTTGCGGCTTAATATATCTTCCTGTTCGCCCCATTGGGCCACGCGGTCAGACACCATGGGATCATAGCGCACAGGATAGTAGCCGCCGGAAAGGGTTATGGTCTGGCCTGTGGTGGGGTCTGCAATGGTAAGGGGCAGGTGCTCCACACCCTGCGGCTTGAAGCCGAACATGCGTTCATGGGTGGCCTGCGTATCTGCCCATTGTGTACCAAGGGCATCCCATATGCCCTGGATGGCCTGCCAGTCACGCAGTGAAAGCAGGCCGGGCCTGTTGCCCTGGGGGCGAAAGTTAATATCAAACTTGCTGCTCATGATGCGGGCGGCCACCTGATCGCCCAGCAGTGGAGCCAGCATTTCATAGTCCATGTCTTCATAGCCGGACGTGATGCGGGCCATGTTTGAGGCATTGCCGGTGTTGAGGGCCAGAGCAATGACCATATCGGCCGTCCATGTTTTGCGGCTATAGGCTTTTTGCATGCTGGCAGGCAGTTGCACAATATTGCCTTCCGCATCCTTGAGCATGAGGTTTTTGCCATACTGTGCTTCCCACTGCTGCACGCTTTGGGCCAGATGCACAAGGTGCGGGGCCATAATGGTGTTAATATGCTCAATGCGGTCACGGGTGCGCTGTTCGCCGGTGAGTATTTTATTGAGCAGTGCATCTTCCATTGGCCCGATCTCGCCATCGCCCATGACGCTGCTAAAGGCATCAGCCTTGCGCAGTTGCCAGCGCAAACTGTCTATGGCTGCGTACAGGCCGCGCGCGGATTCCTGCGCCTTGCCGCGCAGACTGTCAGCCGGGGCAGTGGGCATTTCTGGCAGGGTGAGCATGTTGCGGCCTGCCTGGGTTGCCAGCAGTTCTACCTTGGCGGCCTCGCTGTTTTTGGCGTCTGCGCGGGCGTTGTAACCAGTTTTGCGCAGGTAGGCCAAAAGGTTTTCCACATCGTACATCTGGGCTGGTGTGAGGTCGCGCCAGCTTTGGCGGCCGCCGGGCAAGGGATTGCCGGTATTGGGGTTTGTGCCATCCAGCAGCCAGTTGGCAAAGCTGGGCAGCACTTCAACCACATCATCCTGCATGGTCTGCCCGACAAGATCGCGCAGGCGTGCGTGGCGGTATTCCGCATCGGACTGCCCGCGCATGTGGGCAAGGTCGTACTGATTGAGCAGCTTGCGTATGGCCTCGCGGTGTACTGTGGGATATGTGCCGGGTTTTGCGGCGGCGGTTTCCGCGGCGAGTTTAAGCAGCCTGTCACGCCTGGCCAGTTGGGCGCGGCTGCCCCAGATAAGTTCGTTGGCCATGCGGGCATTTTCCACAGCGCGCACGGCCCCCATGACATCGCCGTCAACCAGCGCCTTGCTGCGGTCACGCAGGGCGTTATCAAGCATGGCCTGATACCGTTCCGGCGTGATGTCGCGCAGGGGAGTATGGCGCAGATGGTCGGCGGCCATAGCCTGGATGCGGGTGCGCGGCGTGATGCTGTTGCGGATGAAGCGATCCTGCTCTTCCACTGTGCGGTAGCCTTTGCGGGCGGCAATGCGCAGGACGGTTTCATCCACCCTGTCGAGGTATGCGGCGTATTTTTCCGCACTCATTGCCATGAGTTCGGCGTCATTGAGGCTGTCGTCTGCCTGCAACTGCTGTTCTGCCAGGGAGCGGGCCAGGGATTTTTTGCTTTCGCGCCGCATGACGAGGGCATCGTACAGGTCATGAAGCAGAGTATCCGCATCTTCAAAACCGTGTTCCATGGCGGCGATGTCTGCATGGATGCCGCCGCCCTGGGCATTGATGATGCCGGGACGGGCCTTTGAAAGTTCTGCCGTGCGTTCCGCGCCGATGAAGTGGACCACGCTTTCACGGGTTAGGCCGCCTGTAGAGCGACCGTCTGCCGATCTGGTGCGCGCGGCTACGCTGTCTACCATTTGCCAGAATGGTGAAGCGTTGAGGGATTCAAGGGCATCGGCATAATATTCTTTAAAGCGCTTGTTGCGCTGGCGCAGGGTAGCCCTGTCTGCCGTGGCCTGCACTTCACGTTCTGCCTGATTGAGCATTTCTGCCAGTTCTTCCCATTCATCAAAGCTTTCAGCATGGTTTGCGGCAAAGCCACGTTCTGCGGCAAGGGTATTCTGCAAATGCCTGGACTGCTTCATCTGCTGGTCGGTAGCAATCATGCGGTCAAAGACACGGCGCACGTCATCGCTTATGGGCAGGCCCAGAGCATCGCGAGCTTCTTTGTAAATCTCAAGCAGCCAGGCACGCAGTCGGCTAAACACGCCGTCCAGCTTTTTGCTGGGTGCTTTACCTTCCATAAGATATTGTTCAAAGCCACGGGCCACGGCTTCATGAAACTTCACATACTCTTCTGATCCGGGGGCAAGGTCGCCTTCTGGCGCCACGCCGGCCCATTGGCGCAGGGTGCGGATATCTGCCCGGGCCTGATCAAGGCCGTGCAGATGCTTTATGGACTGGCGGACGGAGCGTTCCGCACGGCGCAGGGCAGCAGCGCGAGATTCAGCCTGATACTGTTTTGCGCGGGACTGCTTCCACTCTGTTATCTGGCCAGTGTCTTCAATGCCCTGTTCTTGATCCTGCAGTTTCAGGGTTGTGGCTTCTTCATCAAGGCGTTTGGCTTCGGCGCGGCCTTCCTGTGCCTGGGCGCGCAAATCAGCGGCCAGGGCGTGCAGGGCGGTAAGGCGGTCTTGCGGAATGGCCTTATGCATCTGGGCCAGCAAGGCTTGTACCTGTCGGGCGGTTTCAGTTGTTTCGCCCTTGAGGTTGACGGCCACGGCGCGCTGCAATTCGGCCAGGGCGATGGAACCATCATCGGCAGCAATGCGCATGAGATCGTCAAGAAAGATGTGGGCGGATTCGTGCGGGATGGTGGAGAGGTTGGCGCCGTCAAAAATGCTGACGGCTGCCGACTGCGGCGACAGGCTGACGGAACCGAGGGGGCCGGACTGTTCTTGCTGATGCATCTCCCGGCTATTGACTTCTGCCAGCATCTGGCGCAGAGTTTTAGCAGAAGAGGGCTTGCCGTAGCCAACGCTGGGTTTCTGATGGCGCTCCGCACTGGACGCCTCCGGCACTATGGAAGCTCTCTTTTGTTCCTTATTCAGCCAATCTTCAAGCCGCTTGGGCTTATCTTTAAAAAGCGTGGTCACATAGACCTCGCCTTTTTTATTTACTTCAAACGCCACGCCATAATGAACACCGTTGACCTCGGCCGTGCCGATGAACTGCCGGCCATAAACGCCCTGCCTGTTAACCTGCGCGGTATTTTCTGCCGTGAGGTTTTGGAAAATATGGGGTAGGACTGCGTTATCCTGCGGGGTAATGTCGCTATGGCGCTTGGCTTGGTGCAGCGCAGTATCTGAAGGAATACGAAAAGGTACGCCCTCAAGTTCACCGGGTACGGAAAAAGCAAAATAGGATTTTTTAGCCTGTGGTCCTTCAGCCTGCACCCGGCTGAAAAAACTTGCCATATCTGCGTCTTTGGCCGCGTACATGGCGTGAAGCAGCGCGTCTTGCCGGGGCTGCTGCGCATGATCTACCAGAACCCTGGTGACGGTGCGGCGCTGCAAAATGGCAACAGGGTCAACCCCGTAGGCTGCCTTCATGGCCAGGGCCTGCTGCTGGTGCAACGCGGCGTTGGTTTGCGCCACATGGCGGGGAAAGCCAGCGGCCTCAATTTCCTGCGTGATGCGCGTGACCTCGCGTTCAACGTCGGCGCGGATTTTCTGGGCGCTGCTGGCCTCTGCCAGGGCGGCGGCCGTGCCGGTGGCCGGGGGGTCGCTGTCATCGCCGCCGTGCGGCCCGTCAAGCACACGCTGCATGGCATCACGCGCGCGCTCCATTGGATTGTAGTTTGCGGCTTCTGCGCCGCTTACGCCGTCAGCCGTGGCGCGCAGGGCGGCCATGGCGCGGGCGCGGGTATCGCCAGACATGTGAGTAAGTAGCTTGGCTGTGGATACAGG